GTATATATATTCAAACAGATGATGATGCTCAGGCATTAATGGGTTGGATTATTAATAAAGTTATGCATCCTAAAAAATCAATTGGTGTAAATTTGTTTTCAATTCCAACAATGCAACTTGGGGATATCGTAACTGTAAACTATAAAGATTCTTCTGGACTAGACCTTGTAACACCAGATTCAAGTAGATTTGTAGTATATAATATTGAATATTCTAGGGGCAACTCTGGACCAAGCATGACCACTTATTTGGCGGAGGTGTAACATGGATCCATACGAAACGGGTGGTTATTATCAGCCACCAAAGTCATCAACAGAAAAGTATACTGTTAAACGGGGAGACACGCTTTCAAAAATTGCTAAAGATGCTGGAATAAGTTTAAATGAATTAAAACAATTAAACCCTAAGTTTGAATCAAATGCTAAATACAAGGGTGGAAATTTAATCTTTGCTGGAACAAAAGTTAATTTGCCTGGTTCTCCAGTTACTCCACCAGTAACTGGTTCTACGGATGATGATACTGGAGTTTCTTTTCCAGATCCGCCACCTCCTCCACCACCACCTGCAGAGCCTATAACGCCAAGCACAATACCTACTGTTATGTCTCCAGCAGCAGTACAACCACCACCTCCTCCAGTTAAAACAGCACCTATAGACACAGTTTTATTTGATGATGAGGGTACGCCAATTGAGGTAATGACAGACCTTATATTTGAAAATATTGGTGGACACGAATTAATAAATATTGCTCGTAATGATATTGTAAATGGTCAACAAGTGTCTTATCAACCTATAAAAAATTTATCGTCAATACAACAACAGTATAATCCAAATAATATTATTAGCCTTCAGTCTACATCAGATAAATACTTTGCAAATTTTTCTATCAAACTTGAAAATAAAATACCGCAACCTGGAACTGGACCTAATGGAGCGCATGTTTATTTAGATCAAAACACAGGAAATATGATTGTTGAGGCTATAAATCTTGAGTCTGATGAGCAAATTCAAGTAGAAATAACTACAAGTGGTACAATATATGAAGCGGAATTTGGAGAAATAACCTCTTGATAACTAACACTGGTAAGACTATTATTGGTAAGTATATGCTTGGTCAAGCCCCTGCCTATGCTTCATTTTTGGCTGTTGGCTGTGGTCCTACCCCGCTAGAAACTGGCGATGTAGCAGATAACTTTGCAACAAAAGAAAACCTTGATCTTGAAATGTTCCGTGTTCCAATCTCATCTAGAGGTTTTGTAAATGAAGGCGGTATAAATAAAATAGTTTTAACAGCAGAACTACCAACAGAGGAAAGATACGAAATATCTGAAGTAGGCTTATATTCTGCAGGCTCAAACCCATCTGCTGGCGCTTATGACAGCAAGACAGTGTTTGCATTTACTTCTGGAGAAAACTGGCAACATCATACCGCTTCTGCAGCAACAGCAATTGATACTGTTACAGCACCGTTAGATGATCCAGAAGATGATAATGTAATTGCAGTAGAAGATCCTGTTTTTCAAACAAATGCTGATAACTCAATTTTTTATAAATCTTCTCGTGCAAACAGATATGAAAGATGCAGGTTTTTAAATAATGTAATTTTAATTCAAGGAGATGATTCAGATCTTACAGTAAGCGAAGATAGCGGTCCAACTCTTGATCATTTTGTAATTGAAGAAGGATCAAACCACATTCATTTAACTGGAGCAAGCATTGACTTTACAAGAAACTCTCCAATAGATGAACTTAGGCTAGCATTTTCTTTAGTAAGTAAAAATGGAAACTCTAGTGCAATTCCAGAAACAATTAGAATTTTAGTGGACTTTGCATCAACAGATACTACTACTGGAGAGTTTGCAAGGTTTGAAGCAGAAATTAATCACGGAAGTTCTGGAAATTTAGAAAACTCTATTGCAGATTTTGAAACAAATAGATATTTTGTAATATCAAAACAACTACAAGAACTTTATACAAGTGCAAATTTTACTTGGGATGCTGTAACCGTAGTTAAAATATACGCATGCGTTATTGATAGTGGAGTGCCTTCAGAAAATTATTACATAGCATTAGATGCAATGAGACTAGAAAATGTTGCCACAGTTAACCCACTTTATGGCTTAACAGGATATTCAATTATTAAAAATGATAATGCAGAAACAATTATTAAGTCTCCTAATACTAGTAACTATGTTGAGTTTAGATTTTCTATTGGGGTAACCTAATGGCTGTTAAAAAAGCAATCGTTCCAAAAGAATCTTTGCCGCCAGTAGATTCAGAAACTGCAGGATATGTCGTAAGATATAGGATTATTTCTGAAGATAAAAACAGAACTTCTCATTGGTCTCCAACATTTGTTACAAATGCCGTTCCCACAGAAACAGTTAGTGGTGCTTTATCAATAACCTCATCTATAATTACCGCTGTTTGGGATGATGAATTAAATAGACCGCAATACGATGTATTTGTAAAATTTGATTCTGGGGCTTTTGCTTATCATGGAACAAGCCCAACTCACACATATTCATTTTTAAATACAGGAACGACGTCAGTTCATGTAAAGATACAAATAGCATCATCAGTAAAAGAAGTAAAAGAATCGTTAGTTATCTTCGACTCTGGCGTAGAGTCTTTGGTATAATTAAATAGGAGGAATAAATGGCAAAAGTACCGTTACCAGAGCGTGGTCAACCTTTAGATGTTCCATACATCTATAAGTTAGTTGATACAGTAAATCAATTATCTACAGAGGTTTCTTCAGCAACATATAACTATACAACAGTTGATACAGTTAGTGCTGGAAAACAAAGCGTAAAGACATCTGAGGTCCGTATGATAGGTGGCTATGTAGAAGTAGCAAACAACTCTACTGTTACCGCAGCATCTGAAAAGTCTTTTTCTTATGACTTTCCTAGTGACTTTAAATATCAACCAATAGCAACAGCAACTCCAGTAAATATAGGAAATACTCCTGCTGGACAAAATGTAAGCGTTATTTTAAAAACAGTAACAACGTCAAAAGTAGAAGGAATTGTTAGATTTGGTGCATCTGGTGATTTATCTTTAGCAGTTAATTTAATAATTATTGGCATCCCAAACTAAAACTAAGGGCAAGGTATGATTTTTTGTAAAAAATGTAATGGTCGCATGTTTGTTGATAGACAGTACAGCAGCGTAGATCATTTAGAAACATTTTGTATGTTATGTGGTTCACGTAATTTTTTTCATCCTCCGTCAGAAAGTGGGCAAGGTAGATGGATACTGCAAAGGGAAAAATCCAGAGCCAACAATACAATAACGACCCTGTAATAAAGGGTAGTAAAAAACTTTGGTTTTTAAACCAAGACTTAGTAAGGTTGTATCATAGTTCTCGTTCTACTGGAATGGTTACGTTTTATAATATTACTAAAGATAGACATGAAACTTGTCTTCGCACAGACTTTAGAAGAAATAGACAAAGAGCGTATACAGTTGCAGAGACTGCTAAGTTAGTTAATCGTCATAGAAAATATATGCCAAAATTAATTAAGAATGGAATTATTCCACCACCAATCGGAGCAAAAATAAATGGTCAAAGAGGTTGGCAAATAAGATCTTATTACTCAGAAGAGCACATAAAAGAGATACGTGCTATACTGGGATCTAGACATATGGGGCAGCCCAGAAAAGACGGATTAATAACAAATAATAGTATTCCTACAAGCCAAGAGTTGACAAGGCGAATGGGTGACGGTATACTTACATATACGAAGACTGAAGATGGAAGATTTATTCCTGTTTGGTCAGAGAATATTTAAATTCAAGAATAGGTGGGGTAATGGAAAACGAAAATACAAAAGTATCAATAACACTTGGCTATACTCTTAACTTAGGCAATTTTCAGTCATTAAGGCTTGATCTTGGCGTAGTTGACTCTAAGCGTGAAGGTGAAAACACAGAACAGGCTTTTGAAAGAGTATATAAATTTGTTGAAGATAAACTAACAGAAAAAATTAAAGAGGCTCAATCAGAGGCTGCTGAACTAGAGTAATGGCTGAACGCAAAGACCGTATGGCTTTGCTTAGCAGATATAGCAAGTT